AACCCGTTGATACTTCGTCGGAGTCAACTCTTCGCCTTGCACATGATCAACACGGACTGTATTTGGTGAGGCTGTTTGGATGTTGCCACTCGCATCAGTATACGTTGCTGTTCCCGCTCTCGTAGCCGTAATAATATCTAAAGTAGATGGGACTGCTGGATTTAGATCAAGTGACGGACTCTCCAGCACACCCAACATTGACGAAGCAGCGTCTATGTAGAAATAAGGGTTAAAAGATAAAGGATCAACAGTGAAGACTCCATCTCCAATATAGCGTAATCCAGCATTGTAAGGAGAAATATAAAGAGATTCATCCTGACCTAAGTCCCTGATCTTTTTATTGAATTCTCTGGTAATGTGGTCATTGAGTTCGCTGTGAGGATAGTTATCGTAAAAGGCAATTACTTGCGCTCTATATTCACTCCAAGTTTCTGATGCAGAAGAGAAGTCTGAATGTATTTTTGATTGAGTTAATCGTGGCATGTCTTATTTTCCTTTAGCTTTTTTAATTTGATCTGGGGTGGGCGCTCCTTTTTCGCCTTTTTTTCTCATTTTTTCACCAGAGCCTCTCTTGATTCGATCTTTCTTTTTCCTAATATTTTCCCACAAGCTGCTATCAGATTTTTCTTTCTCTTTTAAGATCTCATCATGACGTTTCATAAACGTCTCATGATCTGGCCCAGCCATATACAAAGTCTCTCCCTCTTCTGTTTCATGAGTATGAATGCCTTTCAAGCCCATCTTTTCAGCATCCTTCATCGCTTCTTCTTTTGTTTTGAAGTAATGTTTTTTTACATCAGGAGATGCTTTGGAGAAAAATAAGATACAGTCCTCTTCATTTAGTGGGTCGTTAATGACCACAGAAGCTTTACTTTCTGCCTTTTCAAATTGGGAATAACAAACAGCAGCTCTCTGTTTATCGTCTTGAAATTCTTTTTTATCTGTAAGATCTACTATGCAGCGGCTAACAAATTTAGATTTGCTTTCTCCGTTATTGGGGGTTGGCAATGGCATATTCCTATATACACAAAAAAGTCCCAAGTTTAAACAGGATTTTGCCAAATAAGGGATGGCAAATTGGCTTAAGAAAAATAATATTCGACGGCATCATTCGAAATCGGAAATGAATAAGAAAAATTTAATGTGGCATTTCCGTCTAAATCATGAGAGTGGCTTGTAGATTGTAAAAAACAATTGTGAACGACTAAGTTTAAATTCGGATTTGCGGAAGCTGCTCCCAATTCCGTTTCAGTTATTAAAAATGTAAAGTTTCCTTTTTTAGCTACGAGACTTGATAAGTCTAAAGTATCCTCGACATTATTTTTAATTATAGATATTTCCAAAGATCCTTGTGCTGGTAATACAGGGTATCTTCTTTTCGCTCCTCGTTCTCCAACTCTAATAGTAGCCCTTCTTTCTATTCCTACAGATAGTGAAACAGATTGAATAGGGAAGTCTGTAGAGTTTTTTCCTTCGGTCAAAGTTGTAGTTAGAGTTATATCTTGAGGGCGAAAGATATTAAACTTGCTTGAATCTAAATCAGAATCTTGTAATTCGTCAGAAGAGCTTACAGACAAAGAATCGCACTGGAATCCATAATTAGCACGAACAAAATCTCCAACACTACAATCAAAAGAGAAGTTAGTTAAGTTAGCTTTACTGAAAGTAGTTTCAGCAGTAGCGTCCTTCAACGTTAACGTAGACTCATCTGAACTTAAAAATTTCAAATAATTGCCATCTCTGCCTAAAATATGATCATTGACGATAAAATCTATAGATGCATCAATGGGTTGATCTGCTTTTAAAATATAATCTTCTTGTTTGTAAGACCCAAGTTTTCTTAACTCTTGAACATTTTTGGGGTTCTCATAGCTGAAAGATTGAACGCCCCTAATCAAAGTGCTATCAATATAGACTTGGCTCTCATGGGAGTGAACTCTCGTTGCAGAAGGCATATCTTATGTTACACAAAAAAACCCACTCCCGTAGGAGTAGGTTTATGAGTCGTGAATTTTTAATCGTTTTTACTCAATTTCTGGGTAACTTATACGACTTCTTTGCTCCATAAGCATCGCCTTTGCTAAAATTGCATAATTAACAATATCATCGCAAGCATCTTCGACACTCTCATTTGAGACCTTCAACTCCTTATCGTTTGTGAAAGACCTAATCCTTTGAATCTTATCAATGACTCTAAGCAGTAAGCCTTGAACTGGATCAATCCCAAGGACGGATGCAGCGTTAAAATTAGCGAAAGGATCTTTAGAAGTTTTCCCTCCAGTATAATCGTTATTTTTTTGCCTCATAATATCCCTGCAAGTTTCGCAGGTATCTTTATGCAGTTTTAATAGCTCTTCAGTTGTCATAATTGTTTTTTTCTTCCATTCTTTGTAGGTGTTTCTCCCAAATATCTTCCTTCTCGTATTCTCTTAATTGTTCTTGCGCTGCCATTATTCTGTTTTTAGCTAAGTTAGCTCTTGCTTGCCAATATATTTGGAATGGGAATTTAAGCCAGCAAATCAAGCCAACCACAATTCCAAGAGGTATGCCAATTAAAATTGAGCAAATAAACAGAATGAAGTTTTGAATTTTTTCTTTCATAGATCAAAGTATTTTTTTATTAAAATTAGTAGTATCGAAACCCAAAGTCCAATAGCATATCCACTAACTAAAGAAAAAAATGTGGCTCCAAATATTATTTGTTTTATTTTGCGGTATACCATTTTGGCTTTTCGCTGTATTGCCATTTTGCCATATAGGATTTATCGTGATTATAATACTCGCGATACTTTTCCACAACAGAAAGAGTTTCGAAGTTTGGTAGTTGTCTGCATCTCTGGTCTTGAGCAATTGCTACAGCAAATTCTGTTTGCTCGTGCTTGTCGAATTGTAAGCGGTGTTTGTTTTCCAGAATCCAAATCAAAGTATCTGTGCTTTTATGACGCTTACCATACCTTCTAGTATATTCGTTAAGTAAAGCTGCTGTATGCTGAACAAGCCACTCAAAGTTACCACGGGACTCTCTGGCCCAGATTGCAGAGGGATGATTGTAATGAGTCTTCTTGTATGGTGCTTCAAGATCCTGCATCCAAAATGTCGTGCAGAGAAGTTGACTACATTCAAGAATCATCTTGACACAGTGTTTGTCGCAATGCTGACGAGCAGCAATTTCGGGGTCTTTGTCTAAACAGAATATATTCATGTCTGGGCCAATTTAAACACTTAAAAATTGAAGTCAAGCATCTTTTCCCTCATTTGTGTGCAAGGCTACTTCAAGCTCGCGCCTAGGAAACTGCAATCCAACTACAAGATAGTCCCAGAGACTACGATCATACCTCTCGGTTAGTCCTATTTTTTTTCTGGTTTCTGCGTAGAGATTAGCTTGAGCTTCTTTTAATTCGCTCATTTTTACCTTAGCTTTATCTAATAATTCTAATTTCTCTTCTGAGGTCATTAAAAATATTCTCAATGTTTCTCCCCTATAGTCAAGATCAAAGTGTAATTATTTAAGATGAAAAGGCTTTCTTCCGTCGAGGTTTTAAATAAAAAAATAAAAATTATTTACGAGGAAATGGAAGATTGGGGGGAATGTTTGATGGACGATAAGTTAATTAAATTGAATAAAAAATGCCTAACAGATCCAGAACAGCACTGGTGGACCTTAGTTCATGAAGTAACTCACATGATTTTTGAGATGACAGGTATAGCCTTCATGGAAGTAAATGATGAGGAAGCGTATGTTCGATGTGTAGAAAATTTAGTCATTCCTTGGGTGTTGAAACACAACGAGTTAAGAAAAAAGTGATTTTTTAATCAAAAAGGTGTTGACCCGCCTGAGAATTCTGATATTCTCTGGGCATGGAAATCAACAAGATATTCAAAGAAGCAATTGGGCAAGAGTCAGTCAAGCGCACTTTGAGTGTGTTCATTGACTCTTATAAGGCGACAAACCGTTTGCCGTTTATTAACCTCACTACCCAGAAGGGTGGAGGTAAAACCTTCTTTGCTCGTAAGTTCCGCGAGGCTCTTGAGCGTCCAGATGGTACTCGTCCTCCAATGCTTGAGATTAACGGCAAGACAATCAGAAACGCTCGTGCGTTTTTTGAGCAGGTTTACCCATTGTGGGTTGAGCATAGTGCTTTTCTTTTTATTGATGAGGGACACAATATTCCCAAGGACTTGCAGGAAATTTTCTTGACAGCACTAAATGTGGATAAAAATCCAGTTAGAACTGTTACTACAGAAGAGGGAACGTTCACTTTTGATTTTTCGAAGCTTTCACTTTGTATGGCGACAACAAATCAAGAAAAGCTTTGCGAGCCACTGAGGGATCGACTTAGAGATATTTCTTTTGAAGATTATTCTGGTGAGGAGCTTTATCAGATCTTTGAGACTAATTTGGAAGAAAAGGTGCAGATCGACTCTGAAACAAAGAAAGAGATCGTTTCTGTATTGAGAGGAAACCCAAGGGATGCTGTAGTCAAAGCTCAGGACGCTCAGACGTATGCCTCCGCTACCAAGCTGAAAGTTTTCACCAAGAGTGTTTGGTCTGAGTTTTGTAAAGCTATGGGCGTTAATCCGATGGGCTTGTCAAATTCTGAACTCCAGATAGTGAAGACTTTGCGAGACAGGGGAGCAATGACACTTAATGGTTTGTCTTCTGTTACAGGTTACCAGAAGCAAGCAATCCAGAGGGACTACGAACAAATTTTAGTTAGGAAGAACCTAATGCAAATAGATGTCAAGAGAAAACTCACTGGAGAGGGGATTGCATTTGCTCAAACAATTTAATGAAAAAAAACTTGACCTTAAAACGAAACCCACTATTATAACGACATCGCTCAAAGTCTTAGACAGATCAGAAGAACTTTACGATTAATCTTTTCAACTAAAAAACAAACCAACTAATATTATGGCAAAACGTGGAAGACCCAAAGGTGGCACATCATTTGTGAACATCAACCTAGAGCAACTGAACGACTTGTTTGGTAGAAAGCAGACAATCCCTGTATCAAGAGTTTGGCTGGAAAAATTAAATGTTGTTATTGACTCTGCTCCTAATGCAGTAGTTACCAGCAGCGAAGCTCCTACAGAGGAAGCCTCAAAGATCGACATCAAGCTAGAAGCATAATGTCTGAAATCAAAACATACAATGTTTACAGTCGTAAGGGCGATTGGATGGGCGGGTATTCAACTGACCTTGAGAAAGTGAACCCCTCCATCAATTGCTTGGAGATGGCAAAGCAAAATGCTATTCAATGCAAAGGGAAGGTGTTAGCTATGCTCCAAGACGGATCAGAGAAAGAAGTATTCCCAAATGAGGAGAGTGAATAATGGGCATCGAAGAGACCTGCTTACTTGTCGCACTGGTTGCAATGCTAGTATTACTAATTAAGTGTTTTAATTCATAGATGAATAAAGAATTAATAAAAATGGATGGCTACGATGACTGTATTGTCGGGGTAGTAGAGAGGGCTGGTCAAGAACCGATTCTCTGCTATGATAAGGAAAAAGTTCTTTGTAAACTGGAATCCCAAGACATGGATAGAGACGAGGCAGAAGAGTTTTTTTATTATAATCAAATAGGAGCGTGGATGGGTGACTCTACACCATGTTTTTTATCAAAGGAGCTTGACAAGGACGAGCTTCTATCTTAGAGTCCTGAAATCAAAGAAACAAACAAATGAAATTAACATACGAACCAACGACAGATAACTGGTCTTCGAAGAAAGACCCGAAATTCATGCAAAGCACTTTGAGTCTTGAGCACCCAATGGATGACATGACCCTTACAGACTTTATGGATACTATGGTTGTCCCTATGCTTTTGTCTATGGGCTACTCTAAAGTCAGTATTAATTCAGTCATTGATACAGACGAAGATGCTTAAGCTCTAGTTGATTACTAAAATGAGAACAAAATTATTCCTAGCTACATCACTACCGCTTTGGGCGCTCGCAACTTGGAGTTGCTTTAGGAGTCCTGAGCTTAGAACAGTAACTGAAGAAAAGATTGTTTATCCAGAAAAGGTTGAGGCTTGCGTGTCTCTTACTAAATTTCAACTGGAGAAGATGCTTGGGCATTTCAATGAGGACGATCATCCTTCTGAAATGAAGCGTTTTAAAAGTTTGGTTAAGAGAGAAGGGGATAGATGGAGGATCTCTTCGACTCACTTAGCGAAGGGTGCAGAAAAATATTCTCTTCCAGATGGCAAGTTCTTTGTGGTCGATGCTTCTTTCATTGATTACCATGGAGACTTCAAGGACTGTATTAATTACGCTCATAGTTATAAAGACAATCACGAATATATTGTAGTGTCAGCTAAGTAGAAAATATTATGGAGCAGCAAGAAAGAGAAATAGCAGCGGAATTCGATGATAGAGCATTCGAAGTTGCTAAGTTTATTCAACAACTTAGTAAGATTCAAGATGATTGGTTGGAAGAACTTTATAAAAAAGCTAAAGAAAAAGGCTGGTTTAAAGGCTTCGAAGAATCTACTAACGCTCTGATAGACAACGAGATACAAAAGCGGAACCACTGTACGTTAGAACATTGGCTCTTTGATTACTGTTATAACGGAAATCTGAACCAGTCGTTCAGTGAATACTGTGATTCGGTGATGGGATAAAATTATTTGGCTCTGTGGCGAAATTGGTAGACGCTGCGGATTTAAAATCCGTTGATCCTAGATCGTGAGGGTTCGATCCCCTCCAGAGCTACCACTTAAGACCCGTTCGTCTAATGGTTAGGACTCCAGATTTTCATTCTGGCAATAGGGGTTCGATCCCCCTACGGGTTGCAAACTTTAAAAAATACTAATCAAAAAATGGGACGAAGCAAAACATTAGAGTGGTTTGAATTAGAATAACTATGATTAGTGATAGAGGCAAATTTATATTCGTGCATATACCTAAATGTGGAGGCACTTCAATAGAGAGATTTATTTTATCTAATTATGGAGTAAGTCATGATTGGACGAGTAAATATCCTCTGTCGGCGCTGCCAATGGAAGTTAAATCTGAATTTAGTATTGGCTTTCGGCAGAAGCAACACATGTCATTAAATGATTTCCCCTTAGAAAAGCAAGAAGAATACTTTTCCTTCGCTTTTGTCAGGAACCCTTGGGATAGGATTATGTCTTCTTATTTTTATTACAAGAGGCTTGGTTATGAGTTTACCTTTGAATCTTTTTTTAAATCTAATGAATTTGGCATTCACTGTAAACCGCAATCTTCTTTTCTTAATAAGAATATAGATTTTATAGGCAGGTTTGAGAACTTGCAAGAAGATTTTAATTTAATCTGCCAAAATCTAGGCTTTGAATCCAAGAAATTACCACATGAAAATAAGACAAATCATGAACATTATACTGAATGGTATACTGATGAAAATAAAAATCTAGTTAAAGATAGGTATTTTGACGATATTGAGGCTTTTAATTATAAGTTTGGATATTAATTATGATTAATAACGAGTATAAATTTATATTTGCAAGAGTCGCTAAAACAGCATCAACAAGTATTCTTGATAAGTTACCTGAATGCGATAGATTGTGCGAAGAATGGGACTACGATTGGAACCATATTCCTTTATGGCATCGAAAAAAAACATTAAATGAAAATGTTTTTAATACATATTTTAAGTTCGCGTTCGTAAGAAATCCATTTGATAGAGCAGTGTCAATAGTAGAATATTGGAATAAGTGGAGCAAGAAAGAAGGTGGCCCTACCTTTGATTTTATAGATTTTTTTAAAGATGGGGTCGCTAGAGATTGTTCAAAATATGGGTCACAGTATGATTTTACTGAAGGTTGTGATTTCATAGGAAAAACAGAAAACTTACAAGAAGATTTCAATATCGTCTGTGATAAAATAGGTGTTCCAAAACAAAAACTCTTACGGGAAAACAAAACAAATCACAAACACTATACCGAATATTATAATGACCAATCAAGGCAAGTGATCGCAGATCTATATGCGCGAGACATTGAGGCTTTTAATTATAAGTTCGGAGAATAAATGCGCTTGTAGCTCAGTGGTTAGAGCAGGGGTCTCATAAACCCTTGGTCGTGAGTTCGAATCTCACCGAGCGCACTACTTTTAATTAGATAAATTTAAATACAAAGATATAATCAATTATGAAAACTATTTCTCTTCACTGTTCCAAACAAATAGATGACCTTCTAGATGAGTCTATGACTATGGAGGCTAACGGCAAGGTGTTTGCCTCTCAAGATCATGCAAGCCCAGCTTATGTTAGGAACCCTGACTTATGGTGTGGAGACTTAGACATCACATGCATGTCTCCTTGGAATAGTAGTGGTGGTCATAAGAAGGCGGGAACGCTAGTGACTCCAAGGCACATTATAGGGGCAGCACACTACGAGTATTCTGTGGGGGTAGTGGTTAGATTTGTAGAGAAAAACGGTTTAGTTCATGACCGCACTGTGATAGGGAAAGCTAGACACCCCGAATGTAGACGTTACTTTCCAGACTTAACAATTTATACTTTGGACAGTGACCTTCCCTCTACGATAAAGCCTTGCTCTGTAATGCCTAGCAATTACAATGACTATTTAGATACCTTCAGCAGGATACCTTGCCTTGGTCTTGATCAAGAAGAGAAAGCTCTCATCATAGATTGGCGTTCTGGAGGTAGGATGCAGACACCCGCAGATCCCAAAAGACTTATTTTCCATGAGAATAAAATCAGTGGTGATAGCGGCAACCCTGCATTTTTAATATTTAAAGGAGAGCCTGTTCTTATAACTGTTTGGACATTTGGTGGTGCAGGGGCTGGGACTGCTATAGCAGATCACATTTCAGATATTAATGGTATGATTGCTACCGCTGACACACGGGCAGGTGTATCAACAAACTATACAATTACTGAAGCGGATTTTTCAAGGCACATAGTCTTTGATGCGAAAAAACTTATGGCTCGATTCGTCGCTGCTCTTCGCAAGTTACGGCCCTACTGGTTTAAAAAAAGTGCGGAAACGAGTGCGGAAACGAGTGCGGAAACGAGTGCGGAAACGAGTGCGGAAACGAGTGCGGAAACGAGTGCGGAAACGAGTGCGGAAACGAGCAGTTCT